CTGGGTTCCATCTCCACTGTCTAATTCTGTGGTATAACGTAAACTTAGCTGAAGCTAAGAGCGTTAGAAGTAACTGCAATCTTGTTAAGATAGTCAGCTGCATTACCAAGAGACGATGCTGTGTTGTTTAGTTCAACATAACCATAACGTGTCATGAAGCTAACAACTGGCTCGAATGTATCTGGATCAAGTACTGTTCCAGAGCTCATTAGTGGTACGTATGGGCAGTAGAATGCAGCCGCATCGCTTTCACTTGAACCTTTGTAACCAACTAGTACGTCATCATTAGCAGCATACTGGTTTACATAAACCTTCATGCTGTTGTTTAATGTACCAACTAGTTTAGTGTTTGTCGGTGCTTCAAAAGGACCTTCAGTTGTACGTGCAAACGCAGAAGTTGTTGCGCTTTGTAGAACTGTTAGTACTGTTGGGCTAACAACGACCCAGTTACCTGCGCCACGGCGTGTTCTTGCCGCAATGTCGTTTGCCGCTTTGTTGATTAGAACTGCAAGAGCTGCATGCTCGTCACCAACAAAAGTAGCTGTACCAGAAACTGCGTTTTGTGCATATGTTGCACTTGCAGTACCTGCTAGGCTGCTTAGGCTACCGATGATCTCTTGATCGATTTCAGCAGTAATCTCTTGAGCTAGTGCTGCCATGATTTCTGCTTCAACGTCTAAGCCATGCATTGCTTGAGCATCTTGAGCCGCTTCAAAAGTCCAGCGAGCTGATAGCTTGCGTGATTTTGCTTCGACTGTTTGCTTCAAGATTTGAATGCTTAGTTTACGTCCAGCTGTACCTTCTAGGGTAGCTGTCGCATCTGCTTTACCTGTACTTGCGTTACCTGCGTAACCTGTTGCAATTGCGAATGGGCTTAGAGCTTCATCGCCAGCTGTAGCTGTTGCAGCAGTTTCTGCGTAACGTACACGTAGTGTGTGGATTTGTCCTACAGGACCAGTCATTGGCTGAACGCCAACAAGCTCGTTTGCGATGACTGTTGGCATCACACGGCGGATAACTGGTAGGATAACTTTATTAAGCGTTGCAACATTGCCAGCCATAGTAGCACCTGCGCTTGCACTTTCAGTAAGTGCTCGCTTAGTGTTTTCCATGACAGTTTCCATTACTGCCTTCTTGTTACCTGCCAAACCGTCAGTTAGAGCTTCTTTGGTTGCGTCCCAATTTTCAAATAGGTTTGCCATTATAAGTCTCCTTAATTAATTCCGGCTAATTTTTTCAAATTAATGATTTCGGCAGATCCAGTCTCTGACTGGCTTGTAGCTTTATTACCTGTGACAACTTTCGTAGTCTCGGTGAGCTGTGCCTTTTCTTTTTGTGAAACCTGTGCATCTTCCTTTAATACATTTGGAAGATACTTGTTGAATGCATCACGTAGTTTTTCTGTTTTTACACTTTCTAGTAATGCGCCCATGATTTCCTTTTGGTCTTTACCTAGAGGCGCCATCATTTCACTTAATGCAGCTTTGCGATCTGTCATGTCTTTTGCAATCTTTGCGTCACGCTTGGCTTCCATAATAGCGACTTCTTTATTAGTAATGACCTCTTTAGCTTCGTCTAATTGAGCTTTGACTTCCTCAATTTGACGTGAGAGTTTAGCAACTTGTGTGCCTTCGGCTAGTGTGCTTGTCATAAACTCTGCACTAAATGTTTCAAAAATCTTACGGCCAAATTCATTTTCTTTGGCTTTCTGAATATCCTCTTTAAGTGTTGTTAATTCACCTGTTAGAGCATTTTCAATAATCTTTTCAACTTTAGCAGCAGCATTTTTAACAAAATTTTCACGAGCTTCAGCAATTACTTTCTTGCCTTCGGTTACCATTTTGACTTTTTGTTCAACTAGTGAACGCTTGTCTTCATGGAATTCGTTTAGCTCTTTGGTTAACTGTTCTAGAACAAAGTTCTCTAGTTTTCCAAAGTTTGCCTTCTGTGCTTCACGATCCTCTCTGAGTTCTGTGATTTCTGTTTTTAGAACAGACATAATAAATTTGTCCAGCAACTTAGCATGTTCCTTGACTGCTTTTTTATAAGCAACACGGTCTTCTGCTAGTTTAGCTTTGTCTTGTGCAAATTCATCTAATTCTGTTTTAATAGTGTCGTTTAGCATTGCATCCATTGCTTCTACGATTTGCGCTTTGTCATTTTCATAACGGCCAGCAAATTCTTCACGTAGTTCAGCAGTGATTTCTTCACGTGCTTCTACTAATCTAGTATTCCACGCTTCAGTAACACTTTGTTTCACTTCTTCAGACAGTACCTCAGAGCCGAGAATTTTTTCAATATCCATTTAATCTCTCCCTAGGTCTTTAATGAAGTTGATAACCTCCGTTTGGAGGTGTTTCTGCGCTTTGGTGTCATATCTTACTGCATTAGCAACATCCCAAATTGTACTTCCACGTCTGTGGTTCATAATTTGTTCATAAATTGGATCTGGATATGCTTCGGGTGCGCTTGGATTTGCTACAATATCTACTGTAATGATCTCAAAATCCGACACGTTTCCATTTCCGTCGACGTTTCCGCTGCCTCTTGAACTAACACCTAGTCTTACGCCACTTTCTAGTAACGTTTTACAAATATTACCCATTGGGGTGGGTAGCATTTTTAGTTTTCCGATTCCGTCATTGCCTTTCATACTCATGTTAGTAATCATATGACTAACACGATCCAGGTTAATGTTTAAATCGTCGGGGTGATCTGCTTCACCTAACACTGTGAATCCATTTTTAATTTTTTCTTGCAGTGTTTGTACTGCATTTGAAATTTCATTTACGGGATACACACGTTGATTTTGGTTTTTCACACCACCCTGAATAAAAATTCCTTCCATGTACAGGCTTTTACTACCGTCACGCTCTTCAACGCTTTCAGTAGTAACACTAGCATGTGTAGGAAGTATAACTTCTCTCAGTGGTGTAAACATAGTGCTTTACCCCTTTACCGCACGAGGTTCGCCGGCTTCTTGAGGACCGTCTACACCCATGTCTTTTGCAGCAGGAGCACTACCACCTTTTTCTTCAGAACCAGCAATATCTACTGCCTCACCACCCATATCATTTTTACCTGCTACTGGTGATTTAGCACCTGCGTCTGATCCGTCTGGCATGCTAACACTAACAGCCTTCATTTCAGCGCCTTCTTCTAGTTCTTCTGTTTCTTCAGCAACTTCTTCAACTGCTTCCATTTCAGGCATTTCGACTTCCATCTCTTCGCCTTCTTCTTCAGCATCGTCGCCAGTTAATTCAGCAAATGCAGCTTTTAGTTCTGCAAGAGCATCTTCAACGTTCATCATGGCTTCTTCAGCATCTGGCGCATCGCCTTCTGCTTCTTCGCCATCTTCGCCGTCAGCTAATTCTGCCGCAAGATCATCTTCTGCTTCATCTTCGTCTTCGTCTTCGCCGAAAACTTCTTCCGCTTCGATTTCTTCTTCAGCATCAGCGATATCTTCAATGAAGTCATCTTCCTGATCGCTAACGTCAATTGTTTCTTCCAGGTCTTCTTCTTCAACCTGGTCCTCATCTTCTTCGATCACGTCTTCTACAGCGGCATCTTCTTCGATTAAGTCAGCGTAAATGTTACGAGACTTTTCTACAAAGATATCATGTAGTAGATCGGAGGCCTTTTCGGTCTCCTCGTTGATCACCAATTCGAGGACTTGTTCTAGTTTTGTTTTACTATCCATTTGCTTTACTCCTCAATGATGACACAGCAATATGTTACAAAGTCAATGATATTTAGTAACCAAAGCATTTTACTATGAAAAAAGCATAGAAAAACGCAAAAAGTGGTGTTTTTATAAACTGACCACCGTGCTAAGTATTTTTATTCAGCTGATTTACCGTAAATTGCGCCTAGATTGTTAAGACGTTCCTGGTTTTCTAGCTTTTCCAGTTCACGTTTTTTGCGCAATTTATTAAGATGTTTGAGCGTAATTTTAGCTCTACGTGTATCATCAATCTTTATTGTATTGATTTTGTCATCTTCTGCTTCGTAATACTCTCTTAGTTCCTGAAATCTCATGTTTCATCTCCTGTGTCCGTATCAGCTTCGTCTCCGCTGATTGGAGATTCACCAGTGTCTTCTGCATCTGCATCATCACCTGGTTCATCGTCAGTGTTAAAGTCAAAGTCGCCACCGCTGTCTAAATCGGGTCGAACTCCTACACTGCTTAATCCTGATGGATCACCTGCGGCAGTGCCGCCAGTGGCATTGGGATTTTCTTCTAACCACTTGGTTTCGTTTTCCAGTATTTCATCTTCACTAAGTCCCAAGTACTTCTTGAGAACAAATCTACGTGATAGATATTCGCTACCATCAACTTGGTTAAACACACCAGCACGTGCATTGTCAATTTCAATTTCTCGATACTGGCTAAAGCTCTGTGGTTCAATAAATCGTAAATCAAACAATCCACTTTCAATCTGAAACCCACGTGCTCGTAAAAACAATTTAAACTCTTTGTCAAATGTTGGCTGAATCATATTCTGCAAACGCTGACAATATTTTGTAAAACGAAATTCCTGAATAAATGCTGTGCCTACACGGCCATCATTATATGTTGCACTACCATCTTCTGGTCCAGTTGGCAAGTAACTACTTGGTACACGCAATGCTCTTAGCATTTTGTTTGTAAAGAATTTAAGATCGTCAATCTCACCAAGGTTTTGTCCACCTGGTAAAACATCAACTTTTGATCCACGTCCTTCAGCAGTCTGTGCAAAGAAATAATCTTCCATAATACTTAATGGATTGTACTGTGCATCCATTACGTTTTGTCCACCACCAGTTTTGTTTGGAATACGGCGCTGATGGATTTCGTTTTTAACTCTTTCAACAAAGCCCATTGCTTTGTGTGGAGGCATATTACCTACATCTACATAAAATACACGGCGTTCTGGCGCACGTTGTACACGGTAGATGATAATAGCATCTTCCAATAATTCTTTTTGTTTGTATGTTTTAAAGATAGGATCTAGAATACTTGTACCAAATGGCCAGTTTGTATCCATACCCTCCGTCATAGCAACGTGCATAATATGCTCGTCATTGACGGCAAATTCCTGTTCTTCCATGCCACTGCCACCACTGTTACTGGTAGCACCATAACTGCGACCTTCCATACTGGCAAAAGCACCAGCAGGACTACCACCACTAAACGTATTATTGTGTTCTAGCGGCGCTGTTGCAGTTTTGTTTTGTAGATTGAGATCAAGATTTTTAAGAATATACTGCTCAGGCTTTTTGCCTTCGCTTTCATTAACGACTACTTTGAGTACATCTTGTGGATTAACATACATTAGTTCCCAGGTTTCTGGGTCACGAATAAAAGGTTGGTCGCCATATTTTACAACATTACGGAATGTTTTAAACATGCGTCTATCCCAGTCATTCAAGTTACACCACTGACGCAGTGCTTGTTCTAGGATTTTACTTTCGCTTTCACTGGGATCACTTTTGTAAACGATCTGAAATGGTGTTCCAGTTTCGTCATCAAACTGTGTACTAAATTCTGCAATAGTATCTAATGCCGCATTGATTTCGCTGTCCATGTCCATCTGATCGTATTGCATATAGCGTTCAACACGGTTAGGCATACCGCTATATACTTCAGGCAACCAGCTCTGAAAGCGACTTGTACTACCACTACTACCGGCACTAGATCCTTTGGATTTAGTTTCCTTGCCCTGGTAGACTGTAAAATGTTTTTTCCAACTCATTAGATTTCTCTTTTATCGTTTATAATATAGTATTTATCAGTATATGTCAAGTGTTACTGTTGCTCGATTATATCTGTCTGTTTTCTCAACAGTCTATTAGTTTCATTTAATAATGTTTCTAATTCTTTTTGTCCGCCTGGTACTATAACTTTTTCACTAATTCTATCATTTTTATCTGTATCTGGTGGTTCATTTGCATCAGGTGTTTTACTAACTGGTACCCTATTCATTGAATTATACGAAGTTTCAGCGGCTTTAAACCTATCTCGTTCAGTCTGATTTAACAGCTCATCTGGTACCCTTTGACCATTTACATACAGTCCACCATCTTTAATTTCGTATCCATCTTGATTTGTATATTTTGTAGTTTTACCATCTTCACTCTGAGTAATTTGTTCAGTGCTAATTCCCATTTCTCGTGCAAGTTCATTGGCTCTGGCTTTTTTGTAGCGCATGTCGTTTTCTATACGCTGTAATTGGCCTTCACCTTCTCGAACTGCTTTTGATGTTTCTTGATATTTTTTATTAGCCTCTTCATCTTCATATCCGTAAATGGCAGCCATTTCATTAGCTTCTTCTTCATTGTCTGCAATACCACTGCTCAATAGAGCTTTTGCTTGCTTCTCGTTTATGCCTATTTGCGTTGCTTTGCCGTATTCTTCTTCTAATGCAGCTAGTTTGTCTTTGTCTGCTTGTAATTTATTTGCAGTTGATTCACGCATTTTAAGTATTGCGTCACCAGGCAAACTTAAATCTCCACGAGCAACTTCATCTAATCCACTGATTATTTTATCAATTTCATTGATTCTAGCTTTTGATGAATCAGGTATTCCTTCTTCACCTATTGATTCTGACATATTTTCTATCAATGCTTTTTCTGCAAGCAGTGCTTGTACATTAACATCTCGATCTTTAGCACGTTGGGCTTGTTGTTTTGCTTCTGCCGTTATACCATTTTCTTCTATTGTCTTGAGATCATTTATCGCAGATGCATATTCTTTCATTACTTTACCGCGATCAGTTTCTGACAGATTGCCATCTGCTAACTTTTCTGCCAGTGTATCTACTTTGTTTGCCATTAATGTTACTGCATCCTGATCAGTTTCACTCATCTGAGAAATCATACCGGAATCAATGCCAACTTGATCTAAAATTTCCATACCGGTTGGTTGGTCCATATTAGACAACATATCATTGTATCTGGCAAGTGCATCAGCTTCTCGTTGTGAAAGTTCACCTGTTTGTTCCATTATGTCTGTTAAACGTGCAATTTCACTAACCAACAAGTCTTGCATGTTACTTTGATCTTCTGCAATACCAACACTATCTCTCCCCCAGTATACATTTTCGCCTGCTTCTGCACGTGTAATTCTATCTGTCATGTCATTTAACAATTGCTCACTGGCATCAACACTAGAAAATCTTAGAGCATCTTCGTCGCTCATACCTGCTTCTGAATATATATTTGAAATATCTCTTGCTAACAATGCTGCATCGATTGCAATACTAGCGGCAGTACCGATACCAGGAACAGTACCTGCTACTCCACTAGCTACTTCAGCACCAGCGCCAACAAAATCGCCTTGTAATGCACGCCATCCACCTAAACCTAATCCTGCAGCTAATCCAATTAGAGGGATTTTTTTAACAAAACTTTTACCTAAACTAGATGCAGTTGTTTCTGCTACTTGTGCGCTGACTCGTCGTGCAATAGCTTCGGTGCCTTCTTGTGCAACTTCTGATGTAGCAGTTCTGGCGGCTGTTGTTGCAGCAGTGTCGGCTACATTTGCTGTTGTTCTGGCGGCAGTAGTTGTGCCAGCTGCAACTGCTGTGCCAGTAACGGCCCTTACGCCAGACGTTACTGCATTACCAGTAGCTCTTGCACCACTAGAAACTACGCTTCCAACAGTACGTGCCCCACCAAGTGGGATTTTTCCAACTACTCTTCCAAGGGCACCAATTCCTCTAATTAATCCACCAACTGGACCAGCTAACGCACCAACTGCTAGTGCCGCTAATATAGCTTTTAAATACCAGTTTGCTTCTCCAAGTTTATTACTAATTGCACCCAAGAATCCTAATTCTTTAAATTCATTACTCAAACCGTCCATTACTTGAACTAAATCACCACCAGTATCATTGACATCAACACCCATTGCAGTTAAAATATCGTTGGTCATTGCGGCTTTGGCATCGTTTGTTAGCTGTTCAATACTTCTCCCTGCGTCAATCGCCGTTGCCTCTGCATTTACGCCCATAGTATTCGCTGTTTCGGCTAATCTAGTCATCTGTGATTCAACATCACTGGGTAGATTTCGCATCTGATCAGCCATGTTTAACATAGCACCAGCAGTAGAGTCACCACTGCGATATAAAGCTTCTAATGTTTCTCTATTGGCATCTACAAGTTGCATAATTCCATTGCGTGTCATTACATTAAGTTCAGCCTGGAAACGTTCGGGATCATTTTGTGCCATGTCCTGGTTTTGTTCACCAAATTGTTCTATTTGTTGTAACAATGGTAATCCACCAATCTGACCAAACATATTAAGTGCTTCTTCGTTAATAGCACCTAATGCCATGGAAACGTCAAATCCGTCACCACCAGCGATACCCCTGAGTATCGCTTGGCTAATATCTTGCCCAACTTCACCACCAGTGGAAAATGTATTAATATATGCCTGGTATTGTGATTGAAAATCTGTTCTAAATCTTCTTAAAATAGGATCGTTTTCTGCCATGTCAACGCCAGCACGTACTGCTTCACGACGGTTAACACCAGTAATATCAGCCATCCTGGTTGTTTCACTATATAACCTACGCATACTTCCAGCAACCTGATCTCGTATTTGTGCTTCAGTTTGCCCACTCAATCTGCGTAATTCTATTTCTTCAGCCAACGCTGTATTAAATTCTTCGTTACTTAAACCAAATTGTGTTAAACTTCGTCCAGTATGTCTTATATCACCACTAAGAGAATACAATCTTTGACCTACTTGATCAAGACGTGCTGCATATTCTTCAGTGCCTCGTTCAGCATCACCCATTATTTGACTTACATTGATTCCTGCATTGGCAGCATCAGCAAAAATTTCATCTGTAGTAAAGCCAATACCACGTGCTTCTCTGCTTAACCTTGCAAATTCTCGTAAACCATCATTTGCATTAGTTCCCAGTGCAGTAAATGCAATACTGTTGTTTTGTGCGATTTTTGCCAGTCCATCTAAACCAGTACCAGCATCTGCAGCAATGCTTCGTATTTCCTGTAAACTCATACCAAAGCCAGCACCGACTCCACTGAGTTCACTTAAATTTTTACCAAAATTAACCAGTGTTTTTGCGGCAAATCCTGCAGCAGCACCTAATCCAACAACACCACCAATCGCGGCCGCCAATCCTTCAAAGTCACCTTTGCCAATGGATTGAACCATGTTTTTTGCACTATCACGTATATTGTCCAATCCACGTTGCATATCACGTATTAAATCACGTTCAGCGGCGGCTCTTTCTTGTTGAAGTTTTTTTGCTTTCTTATCGTCATCATCTTGACTTTTTTTCAGTTTGTCAGTTTCTTTTTTAATACTGTCAGTAAAATCTTTACTGACTCCATCAAGTGATTTAATTAATTTGTCATTATCACGAGTAGTCTGACTACGTAAACGCTCTTGTGCTTTAAGCATTTCGTTAACTGCTTTTAATGCACCTGTTTCAATGGCAACCAATTTACTTAACTGAGTTAGGCTGTTTTTATTTAATGAGTTTAAGTCTTCCATTTGTTCACTGCTTGCCCAAGCAGGTACTTTGATCATTTGACCACCAAACTCAATTTCATAATTTTTATCTGCCATCGAAATGCCCGTTAAATACGTAGATAAATAATATTATCATAACTATGCATGTAATAATGCTACTATTATTTATCGGAGTAAAATATGAGTCAAAACCCACTACAACATTTATATCGCAGCAAAACTGTTTTTGTTAGTTTGCCTAGCGGTGGAAAATACTATCCCAGTGGTATCGAAGTAAGCCTTGACGGAGAATTAGGGTTAATGCCAATGACAACTGCTGATGAAATCAAACTAAAAAGCCCAGATGCGTTGTTTAACGGAGAAGCAATGTTTGATATGCTTAAAAGTTGTGTTCCTGATATCAAAAACCCCAAAGAAATTCCAGCATGTGATTTGGATGTGATTTTGTTTGGTATACGTATTGCCACTAGTGGAGATATGTTGGAAATTAGCAGTAAATGTCCGCATTGCGAAGAGTCACACGATTACGAAGTTAATTTGCCAGTAATTATGTCAACCGCAGTGTCACCAGACCTGGAAGATTTTATACAGATAAATGAAAATACCAAAGTGTACGTAAGACCGTATAGTCTACAAAGTCAAATAAAATCAAACATTAAACAGTTTTATCAGTACCGTATGGAAGCAACACTTAATCATGACAATATGGACACTGAAAAGAAAGCGGAATTATTTAATAACGCTCTAGCAAGTGCAAGTGCTATCACTGTTGAACTATGTGCAAGTAATATTTTAAAGGTAGAGTTAACTGATGAAGAAGGAAAGGTTACTGAAGTTAACCAATCCAATCATATCTTTGAATGGGTTAACAATATGGATAGTGCTACGTACAAAAAAATAATCACACGCATTAGAGAGTTAGGTGATGCAAAAATACAAAACGAAACACAAATAAATTGTGCTGGATGTGAAAAACCTTATAAAACAGTTATTGATCTGGATCCCATAACTTTTTTCACATGAGGGCAATTAAGATGACTCCTAAGGAGTTACATGATTATACATCAGACTTAATTGCCCAGAGGGACAAATTCCAAACTAGTTTATTGGAAACTGCTGCATATAGCAACGGTTCGTTCCGTTATGAAGATCTATTACAAATGCCTGTTAAGCAATACAACAAACTCGAAGATATAGTAGTAAAGAAACTTAAACAGGATAGAGGAATTAAAGAACAATCAATGCTTTAACTATCATGTTCACGTTGTCTAACGACAACGGATTTATTCACTTCGTTCATAAATAATTTTTTTATTAAGGAATAATTTTTTTAACTTGCCATGAAGTCTAGTCACACTTAGCCTGATTAAGGCTAGGCATGACCAGAAGAAAACTTGCCCGTTATCCACATCACACTACATCTCGATAAACCTTTATAACGCAAGGCAAGGGCGGTTGTGCGGTACCCTTTTACAATCTGCTTACAACGCAGGAACATAGACGGCCAGATGTAGCGACCAATCTACTACCCGTGAGTTCCAATAGTTCAGGAGAGCTCACTCATTTTGGTTTGTCAAACCAACGCATTGACTGCAACACACCACTCCATCGGCGACGAGCACTACCTCGGCAGAATCTTGGTGGGTCGAGGAGCCTCGACCAAACACGGTTGCTATGATAATTTTATTGAGAAGATTTAATAGCCAGGGTTTTGCGGTGTTCTAATAGTCGTTGACGCAGTATGTTACTGCCACCAACTCTTACATTTATAATGCCATTGTAATATTCGTCTGTTTCTAATACGCCGCGATCAAATTGTTCTTTTGCTTCGAGATAAGATAATTCGCCTTTGCTTTCACAATAGTATAGTATTTCACGAGTAAATTTATCTTCGCCAAGTTGTGCAACATCTGCATTTAGATGTTCGCTTGAGCCCCAGTATGTGCGCCAATCGCTTTCAACAGTTGTACGTCTTTTACGTGTTTTGCCTTTGAGAGGAGGTCTGGTTTTTTTAAATTGAGCTAATTTTTTGCCAATGTATTTTCGATTATTGGTTATATTTGTAATAAGATAGACGAAGCCTACACATGATTCTGGAAGTTCTGATACTACTTGCCCATTGTACTGCCAATCACTTGTCGCCACGTTTACTCATTTTTTCTAATGTATGGATACCAATATCGCTGATATCATCTATCTTTTTGTGTCCTGTATATTTTTTTCTAATAGTTTTTTCATTGGGACGTTCATAAATTGTAGTTAAATCACTGTAATCAATAAAATCATTATTAACATAATCACTAAGTGTAATGGTTTTTGTGTCATCACTGGTAATGGTAATGTAATCGTCGTCCCATGTAGTTACATTACTTTCTGGTATACTTAATGTAGCACCTGTATCAGGGTCTGTCAATGTAATTGTTTGATTATATTCATTTTCTTTATTCTTCGACATAATCTGTATCCGCATTAAACGTAGTAAAACCATTTTCTTTTAATACTTGTAGTGTGTTACTAACACGCCCTACAAGTTCATCACGGTGTGAGATCAAGAAAACGTTTTTATTCCTTTCACGTACCATTTTTTTCAGTACGCCCAACGATGATTCTACACCGTTGCTATCCATGCCTGAGTCTACTAGTTCGTCAATTGCCATAAAATTAATAGGTGTATTCATACTTTCAAATACATCCCTAAATGCCCAAGATAAGCCAAGGATAAGTCGGTTACGTTCGCCACGAGATAAGTTGTCAAAGTCTAATTCACGACCAAGTTCTGTAATTTCTACAGTTAAGTCTGGTTGGAATTGTACTTCATGTGGTAAGCCTAGTTTAGTTAAGTAATAGCCAAGTCGTGTGTTTAAGTAAGATAAGTTTTGTTCAATAATACGCTTACGTATAAAGCTGTCTTTATTAGTTAGCAGTTTCATCAAAAAGTCCTGATGATCACGTAGATTATTAAGATCATTCATTTTATTCCAGGAAATTTCTTGCAAGCCTTCGTTTTGTAGTGCCTCTATTTGATCTGTATATGGGTCCTGATCTGCCTGTTTGTTAGCCAATTGTGCCTGAAGTTGCACCACTTTATTTCTGTGATCGTGCGCATCGTTCACATTTTCATAAAAGGTTACTGGTGCTGAGCCTACTGCGCCTAGCGCATCTAATGCAATCTGATGCTCTTGCAACTGTGTATCATTTGTTAATACCTGCATAGCAGCATCTGTTTTCTGCAGTTCTTTTGATTTGAGAATTTCTTCTTGTTTATCGTCGTGCAGTTCTTGTCCACAAGTATGACACTTGTGATCAACCAGCAATGCGATTTCTTTTCCTAGCTTCTCAACTAGCTTTTCTTGTTTAGCATTGTCAAAATTAATACTGCTAATCCAGTCCTCTAATTGAGTACGGCGCTGTAAATTAACATGAAACACTGCTAGCTCACCATGTGCCGCTAATTCAGCTTCAATATCCAAATGTTCTAATTCGTTAATTGCTTCTTCAAAAGCTACAATATCGCTTGCCTTCTTGTCTTCCCATACTTTACGGCGGCGTTCCAGATCTTTAATACTTTTGGAAATAGCCGTATTTGCTTCTTCTACCCCTTTAATGCGATATTCTTCTTCCTTGATAGCATCTCTGGTGTCTTTCATTTGATCTTTAAGTACATTGGCTTTTTCACTAAGCATAGTAATACCCAGCAATTGCTCAATAATATCTCGCTGATCGTTTGCCCGCATACTTAAAAACGGTTCGGTATAAGTGTTTAATGCCATAATATGCTTAAACATAGTATGACTCATACCCAACAGTTTTTCAATTTCTTGTTGTGTTAAACGTCCTTCGCCCTGACCTTCATCAGTTCCGTTTTCCAACATGTCATGGTTGTTAACCATAAATTTAAAAATATTAGGTTTACGTCCACGCTCTACTCTATATTCCATTCCGTCAACTTCAAAATCAACTGTAACCAACATTCCTTTGTTGTTAGTTTTGTTAATTAGGTTGTCTTTGCGGATATTTGTTAGTGCAGTGCCATATAGTCCATAGCTGAGTGCATTAATAATTGTGGTTTTACCAGTACCATTACGGCTACCATCACCACCCAAATCCACATTATTCCCCAGTACAAGTGTTAGTCCTGCGTCAGTAAACCGTACGGCTTGCGTAACGTTACCCACACTCATGAAGTTTTTTACGGTTACGTTTTTAATATTAATCATAGGTTTGCATAGATATCCATTAGCATTTTGCTGTTAATCATATCACTATCAACAGCTTTTAATTGATTATACACTATCTGGTCCACATTTTCAACCTCTATTTCATTGTCAGTTTTCCAGTCTGTTGCATGCTCTTCTTTTTTAGCAGGCATTAGTGCAATTTCTCTGAGTTTATATTGTTTAGCAAATGTTTCTTTAATGAAGTTTGCTTCCTCATAGCTGATGGGTACATCCAGTGTTACCCTACAATACGTATTTTCGCTCAAATAATAATCTGGATTATCAATGAGCTTACTCAATGGCAGTGTACGATACTTGGGACCATCAGGCCAGTTAATATATTGTGGTTCGCCATCCCATTCAAGTATCATCATACCACGTTCATCATCCCATGCATCCGCATAGTTGTGTGCAAAGGGACTGCCTAGGTAATGAACATTTTTGTTGTACTGTCGTTTGTGGAAATGTCCACTAAACACATATTCAGGACCAGTAAAATCCTCTGCTTTAAGTCCGCCATGATCTGGCATTGTGACCATAGCATTCATTTTAAAGTTTGGTAATTCAAAATGACCAAAGACATAACGGCTTTTCAGCTTTGTCATCTTTTTCCATTCTTCTTCCACTAGCCAAGGCACAAGTGTAACACCGTCACGCTCAATCATATTATCATTGATAATGTGTACATTTTCATGTAAGTCTGCATACGGCACACTGTGGATTTCACGCTTTTCACGATAATATAGATCGTGGTTGCCCATGATCATATACACATTTTCAAATGCTTCGCTTAGTCGTTTAATATTAGGCACAGTATAGTTTAGTGTACTAACGTTGACACTGCTACGATGATGATGCCAATCGCCCAAAAATATACAAGTTTCACAGCCAGCAGCTTTAGCTTGCTCAATAAACCAGTATATGAACCGTTCGCAATCGTCATTGTGTTGCCTACTATTGTTTTTGTTACCAAAATGAATGTCTGTAAAACATGCAACTTTGTTAAAAAATTGACTCATATTACGTTGTATCCTGCATCTTTCATTTCTTGTTCCATTTTTTCGTGATACTCTGTTTCTTTTTCTTCACGTGCCTTACGTTGAGATGTTTCGTCTTCAATTTGACGAGTAAAGCTCGGTGTTTGACCAGCTTGTTGTAACAAGTCATCACGTAAGTTCTGGTTACGTTTTTCCAAATTTAATACTCTAGTAAAACTGTTGGTTATTGCCGCTGTGTAGTATGCAAACGGGTTTTGTGATTTTGATTCATCAAAATACAAACCGATCTGCGACAGTTGCACCAGTGCATGGCTACGCATTTCATCAACATACGTATAACCACGCCAGTTACTTCGCATACTGTAACGATGGCAAAGCATAATCATCATACTTGCCAGCTTTTCAGTAATCTTACCCTTTGTAACACTAAATTTGCCTTCTGTCAAGTCCCCACGCCAGTGGCTACGTGCAACTTCGTCCCATTTGCCGTTTCTCCAGGCAAGATGTTTGTATGGAGGAAAGTTACACTTGGAATGATGATCAGCTACTGACTTGGGTTTATTTTTGCGTCCAGGTTCTTCAGGAATGTGTTCAAAAGTCATTATACGTATAACTATATCTTCCAATGGAATTTCACTGCCATCAAATTTATATGTAATCAAACGTGGTTTGTCTTTTGCTTTTTTTCCTGGTGTTACTTCCCACACTGCCAAGTCTGCGGCATGACGTTCATTTGCCAAGCGATCTGCACGTACTTGTTTTGCTTCTGCAATAACTGTGTCAGTCAAATCACTTGTGTCGTGTATAATTGCGTCAATTAGAAAATATTTTTTATCTTCCAAGTAGCAAAAACTCATTTTGCTTTTGTGAATTTCTTTTAATAATTCTTTATTATTTAAATAGTTTTGTCTTTTTGGCATAGAGTATTCCTTATGTATCATAATTATAGCAATAATATTACAACATGTCAATCAGAAAAAAACGTGTTTTTTCAGTGTATAAATAGTTGTGGAGATATTATTATGCTGATATGTGAAATTTTTAATGAAGCTGTTGCTAATCGCACTGTTGCTATCTACCCTGGTCGTTTTCATCCCTTTCACAAGGGTCACAAGTTTGTATACGACTATTTAGCGAGCAAATATGATGCGGTTTTCATCGCTACTAGTGACAAACAGGAAGAAGGATCGCCTTTCTCATTTGAGGACAAAAAGCGTATGATGATGCTAACTGGTGTACCAGCAAGCAGTATTGTGTTAACCAAGCAACCATACGTACCAAATGAAATCCTAGATCGTTTAGATCCCAGTAATACTGCCGCAGTATTCGGTGTCGGTAAAAAAGACATGGAAGAAGGCAACCCACGCTTTAAAGTGGGATTAAAGAAAAACGGCGAGCCAACATATTATCAGCACAATACAAATGACAAAGAAACATTCGACAAGCATGGTTACTTGGAAGTTGTCCCCACACAAAAATTTAAAGTGTTGGGCGAGCCAGCAACCAGTGCTACTGAATTACGCAAACAATATGCAACATTAAATGATGAACAAGCACAGGCATTTATTGTTGATCTATTTGGAAGTTTTGACAAAGACGTGATGACAATCATGGATAAAAAATTAGGAAGAACATAAATGGCAGATACCAGAGCCAGACTAGTATGTAAATCAGGCTACAACCAGGCGTTACAAGGACCAGGAAGTGTTCTTGGAACCAAAGGTGGTATATTATTTCCATATACTCCAGTTATTACAACACAAACACAGGTTGCGTATAACAAATATGATTTAACTCATACAAACTATCAACCATATGCTTTTGCACATAGTAGCGCACCTATGTTACAAGTAACTGCAAACTTTGTACAACAATCAACAGAAGATGTAGACTATCTACTGGGTGCTTTGCACTTTTTACGTGTTGTTACAAAAATGAACTTTGGACAAGAAGATCCCGAGCGTGGCACACCTCCGCCAGTACTTGAATTTAGTGCATACGGACCAGAAAACTTTAGTCGTGTTCCAGTATTAGTGCAAGGTTTTAGTACAACATATCCAGATGATATTGATTATGTGATGGATGGAAGTGGTGAGAACCGTGTACCAGCAATGATGACTATTGCTATGGATTTGGCAGTACACTATAGCCCAGGACGAACACGTACTCAATTTAGTTTAAATGGGTTTGCTAATGGTGACCTTTATAGTAGAGGATTTATCTAATGGCAAAAGTATCATATGACTCTAGTAGTAATTATAGAAATACTCCTATAGGCAACAAATATTTAGACTTATATAGACCTGCGATAACAGTCAACTATGAAAACACATATGAGTTTACATTAACAAGCAAATATGAACATAGACCAGATTTATTAGCACAAGATTTGTATAAAGACAGTAAGTTGTGGTGGGTGTTCACATTATACAATCGAAATAAAATATTAGATCCCATCTACGATTTTGTTCCTGGATTAACTATCCGTGTACCTAATAATACTGCCTCTATAGGAGTTTAAATGGCTGAAACAAGAACAAACGAACAAATTATCAGAGATATTGTAGCTGAACAAGTTGCCAGCGGCAACAGTGGAGATGTCACGACAAATGCTTCTCCAGAATTAATAAGTCAGTTTAATGGTGGTATGGAAATTATTCGTGACTTTAGTCCAATAACACCTGCATCTACAGACAGTTTATATTTGCCTAACAATTTAAATAATTTTGATATCTATACCTATAATATACAATTACATCAGGTTAATCCCAGTGATGTTAAATTATTAGAAACTGCCATCACTGATGGAAGAACAGTATTAATTGCGGATAACAGTCAGGAAAGTAGATATAATATCTCTAATATGGAACAAGTGTTTACACTCGGACAAGGATTAGTTAGAAGCACATTTGCACATAATTTTACTATTGAAATTTTAGAACCAAATGGTGCTACTTTTTTAAACAATCTAGTTGCCAGTGCTTTAACAAATTTAAATTGTTTTAATGCAAATACGGCTCGTTATTTTTTAGTTATTGAATTTATCGGACGTGCGCCCAATGGTGCAAGTGTTAGATATCCGACCAAATTTTTATATCCTATTTTTATTAGAAATATAGAAATGCAAGTTACTGGTGATGGTAGTAGGTATTCTATTACAGCAGTCAGTGAATCAACAGCTGCATATAACTATTTGGAACATACAGTCAAAGGTTCTATTACAGTAGAAGCACGTACAGTGGGAGAATTTGTATCAGAATTTTTACGCAAATTTAATATTATGATGCTGAGAGAAAGTAATTTAAATCCCAATCAAGCAGAACCAGATATTTACGAATTAACTTTTGATGAAGAAACTGGTACAAATGAATGGTTAAATTGGCCTATACAACAAGCTGATGAAGGATTGAGAACATTGGGTCCTAGTGCAATTGGTGATAAAATTCACTTTAACATCCCCAATGGTAGTACAATTACTGAGATTTTAGGTATTGTGTTGCAATCAACTGCTGAATACAAAAATATTCAGACACATACTAATGGTACCATGAAACAACGCCCTGGCGAATCTGCTCAAGCTGATTTGAATGAATTACCAGTATTTCATAAAGTAATCACAAATATAGAATATACTAGATTCGATCCTTTAAGAAAGGATTGGAGTAAAATTGTTAGGTTTAAACTTAAAAAACATATTGTAGCAGATGTTGTAATGGATGCTGCCCAGTATGATAGAGGTATAACTGATAATAATATACAAAATCGTCGTATTAGTGCAATATTTGATGAAGGATTGTTGAGAAAAAAATATGATTATATTTTTACTGGTTTAAACACAGAAGTTTTAAATTTTGATATTAAATTCAACCGTGCGTATTATGTAATGAGTGTTATTAACAAAGGTTCCACTGGAGACCCTAATACTGTTGCGTCAACCGCAGGACAGAACCAGCAAACTAGTGAAGGCTCGCTCGCAGCAATTACTGAAGTAGCGAATAGACTTTTTGCCTTAACTGAAGAAAGATCGCGACTAGTTAGAGATAATAATAATATTGAACCAACCAGTGGTGATACCGCTGAAAGAATTGAGCAAATTGACGCAGAATTATCAGACCTTAGACAACAACAGGACGAAAATTTAATAGCATTTAATGAAAGACGTGGTTCAAGATTGGAAAATCCCAGAAGTTTTGACAGTTTAGGTGGAGATTTTATTGATGCTAACTTAGCACAAAATGAGATTGTGCAAAGTTTGAGATTTGCTGGCGATGTTGTAGATGATAGTGATGTCTATGGGCCAGAAAGTGATCTAGAAGGTGGTACCATACAATTTGGTACTATTAAAGCAAACTTAGAAAATACAAGTGATTTAATGACAATAGAAATACACGTCAAAGGCGACCCTTATTGGTTGGGGATGCCAAATAGTTTTGAAAGAAAAACAAACAGCGAAGCAAATGAAGAACTTGCTGATTATGAATTAGGCGGTCCAATGTTTTTCTTAAATATGCATTTGCCAATTGACGAGAACGAAGCAGGACGCAGAGTTCCTAGAAATGATTATCGTATTAGTGGACTTTATAGAGTTCTAAATGTTATCAGTAGTTTTGAAGGTGGTAAATTTACTATGTATTTGAAAGCACGAAGAGATACATTAACAAATACACCAACAGTATTAAATAGATTGTTAAATGCTACAACTAGCAGCGGCAACACATCAATTGCCAGCAGTATTAGTAGAGGTAACGATGTAGCACAAGTGCAGGAGAATGGTTCATAATGCCTATAGGTAGTACAAATAATTTTAGTAGAAAAGTAAGAGACCAGTATAACCAAAATGTTATGAACAAAGGACTCAAGATCCCTGCTGGTGTATATCGTGGTATCGTTGTTGACACTGCTGACCCCAGAGGTATGGGCCGTGTAAAAGTAAACGTTGGTAAATTTTACGGCGGTGTAGCAAAAGACAGTCAGGAAGTTGATCCAGACGACTTTTTAGGTGCAGTATGGTGTAGGTTTATGACGCCTTTTGGCGGTACAACTAGAAGTAGTGGAAGTGGTGGTCAACGCACATATGGAATGTGGGGACAACCTCCTGATCGAGATACTGAAGTTTTAGTGGCATTTAGTGGTGATAGTGACAAGGGTATTGTATTGGGTATACTGCCTGATGAAAGTCGTAATGCTAGTATGGCAGGTCCACAGGCCGGATTTAGTAACAATGGCACATTTACTATTGTTGAAGAAATAGATAGAACCAGAACAAGTGAAAACGACAGACCACCTCCACATCCTCAGGCTACTTTTTTACAACGTCAAGGTTTAGAGCAAGACAGAATACGTGGTTTAAACTTTAGCAATCCACGCAGAGAAAATCAAAGCCGTGTATTTGGAATGAGTACACCTGGTGGACATTCTGTTGTAATGGATGATGGCAACGCTGAAGATCAAAGTTTTGACTTAGTTAGGATTAGAACCGCGGCCGCTGGACAAATATTAATGGACGATACCAATGGACTAATTTATATTATTAGCCAGAGTGGTAATACTTGGATTGAAATGAATCGTGCTGGTGATTTAGATGTGTACAGTAGTAAAAGTATAAACTATGCAACTGAAGGAAACTTTAACGTACAGGCTGGTGGTGAGATCAACATGGAATCCAAACTGGGATTTAAAATGAAAAGTCTGGGTGCCGCCGGCATTAAAATGCATGCTAGTACAGGTACTATAGATATTAAATCACACAGTAACTTGCAAATTGAAAGTGAAAGTAACGGTAACCTACGTATTGCTGGTAACTGGAGAGAAACAGCCGGACGTATTGATATGAATGGGCCGCCTGCACTTGCGGCAAGTACACCAACAGTTGTACAACATACAGGTAACGAAGAAATTACAGAAAGTATTAGTAAGCGTGTACCAGAACATGAGCCCTGGAGTGGACACTTGGATGTCCAAGTTGTTAATCAAAGTAGTGTAGCAGGTGTTACTGATCCAGGAAGCAGTCAGAGTTATTATGAAGGTGCTCCACAAAATCCAACTGCTGGTGAAAATGTAGGTGCATATGATTTAGGTGATTTTGAAGAACAATCAGAATCTGATCCCACTGGACTTATTGAATGGAGAAGCGGTGTTGACCGTCGAGTTAATCCAGTATTAATAGAAAAAGTACGCAATGTTGCTCGTAGGTTTGGTCAAACACTTACTATAACCAGTGGATATCGTAGTCCTGCGCACAACGCAAGAGTTAGTGGAGCAAGGGCTAGTCAACACTTGCAAGCAAATGCTGTGGACATAAGCGGTAGAAACTTTAGCAATGAACAGCGTTTAGAACTAGTTGCTCTTGCTAGTGCTGAAGGTATCACTGGTATTGGCGTTTACAATGACAAGAGTTTACACTTTGATGTACGTCCATCACCTGCAGCATGGGGTAGTGGATTTACTTATGCTGGTATTCCACCATATGCAAAAAGCACATTAGACAGACATTTGGCAGGTGGCTATGCTTAAATATGTATCCGATCCCAAGTTAAGAATTAATTGGAGCGATTTTGTTATAAAAGACGATTTTGCAGCCAAGTTTCGTATTGATGTTTATCAGAGTATTGTTAGTGAAAATATGCTAACTCTTATGCTTGGAGAAACATATTATAGTATGTTTAACAATAATGGTCATATCGGTTATGGTGTTGGTGATCTTAAAAAAGAATTTGGATACACTGAACAAGAAGCATTCAGTGAATGGATTAAACAAGTAAAAAAGAAAGAGCGTGTTTTTAGAGATAATATACCGCTTATTAGTATGAGTCAATCACAGTATGATGCTCTTTTTAGTCTATATTATCATACTGGAACCTGGAGGACTGTTCAAGGTATAGAAGGTTTATATGATTTAGAATATGCAGTTACTAGTGAAAATTGGTTGTTGGTAAGTGACATGATAAATGCTGGAATTATTGAACCAGACACTCGACGTAAAGAAGCTCGTGTGTTACAATTAGCAGATTATAGCACAGAACGTACCAGAGCGTTTCAAAGAAACAAAGGTATTCAGTTAGCAAGGCGTGTATACAAGGCTGGTGATATCAGTGACCAGGCAATTGTCAAACAGATTGAATTTGGTTACTATCGTCAGACAACAGCATTCCTACCACGCATGACTGAATTGAGAAAAAGAGAGCTTTTACTTAAAGTTGGTCAACTGTAACTATAAATATCTGTGTAGCTACAAAGGGAACACCAGCGTATGTCAACTTTATATTTGAACGCTGACTTCCAGCCAATGGAGTTAAGTCCACTAAGTGTACTAAGTTGGCGGGATAGTATCAGCGCATACTTTAAAGATACTGTGTATATCTATAAAACACACAAAAATTGGATGATAAGAAGTCCCAACCTACAACTAGAAGTCCCAAGTATTATTGTTGCAAAACAATATCATAAACGTAAAGACAAAGCAAAACTCAGCCGTAAAAATTTATTCATTAGAGATAGTTATCATTGTCAGTATTGCAATGTTAAATTTTATCATCATGAATTAACATTTGATCATGTTGTGCCACGTAGTTACGGCGGAAAAAGCACCTGGGATAATATGGTTGCCGCATGCAAACACTGCAACTGGAAAAAAAGCAATAAACGAGACGTTTTTCCAATCAGAAAGCCCTATACACCTACTTGGAGAGAGATTTATAACCAGAGTAAGTGTTACAGAATAACGATTCCTGACCCAGCATGGCAGGAATTCTTAGATTGGCCGGAAGATTTACTGGATATTAAAACACCAGTTTATTAAACTAATAAATAGTTGTATGGCAACATTTATTGGTTATAGTACAGTTGATAGAAGATTTGGTAACTTTACACTTAAAGATGTAGAGTTAGCCAAACGTGATCTATTAAATCATTTTTATACACGAAAAGGTGAACGTCTTGGTGAGCCAGAATTTGGCAGTATCATCCAGGACTTGGTCTTTGAGCCATTGGATGATCGCACAGTTAATGCAGTAGAAGATGATGTTAGGGATGTTGTGGCAAACGATCCTAGATGGATTTTAAATACCCTAAACATTAATACTGGACAGCATACTATTGAATGTATTTTAAGTTTAACATACAGACCAGATAGTACAGCTGAAGAACTTTACCTAAAATTCACAGCGGAAGAAGAAGAGGAAGAAGATGGCACAGAGCGTTAGACAACGAAATCTGTTTGCGGCTGAAGACTTTACTGTTGTTTACGACAGTTTCAAGCAAGCAAACTTTAAAGCCTATGACTATGATAGTATTCGTAGTGCAATGGTGGATTACATCAGAGATAATTATCCAGAAAACTTTAATGACTGGATCAGTTCAAGTGAATTTGTTGCACTTATTGAACTCATTGCATTTATGGGCCACAACATTGCATTCCGCACAGATTTAGCAAGCCGTGAAAACTTCTTAAGTACAGCAGAACGCCGTGCCAGCGTGTTGCGTATTGCAGACTTTTTAGGTTATAAACCAACACGTGCATTACCTGCACGTGGATTATTAAAAATTAGCACAATAAAAACCACTCAAAATGTTTATGACATCAATGGTGAAAGTTTAAAAAATCAGGAAATTGATTTTAACAGTGACCAAGATCCAAACAGCTATCAAAACTTTTTGTTGGTATTAAATGAAATTCTTCAATCTACCAACAAGTTTGGTAGACCAAAATCCAGTGCAGATATCTCTGGAGTAAAGACTGAAGTATATGGTACAAATATTGCTGATAAATCAATTACGTTTCCATTTAGAGGAACAGTTAACGGACAATCACAAGATTTTGAAGTTGTAAACAATTACATTAATCAAGATAATGTCTTGGAAGAGCAGTCACCAAATCCAGGTAGTAGTTTTAATATTATATACAGAAACGACAATCAGGGTATTGGCAGTAACAATACTGGTTTCTTTGTGGGATTTAAACAAGGTGAATTAAAATATACTGATTATACAGCAGATAGTGCTATTAGTAATTTGAGTTTATCTATATCAAGTACAAACATTAATGAACTTGATGTGTGGGTACAAAATATCAATGAAAATGGTTCAGTAATACAAAATTGGACTAAAGTAGATACTACGTTTGGTGTTAATGCTATTTTTAACAGTATACAGAACCGTAACCGTACACTCTATAGTCAGCGTACATTGGATAATGACAATGTAAGTATTGAATTTGGCGACGGTGTATTTACAGACATTCCACGTGGGTTGTTACGTATTTGGTATCGTGAAAGTTTAAACCAGAGCTATACTCTTAATACAGATGATATTGGTACCATACAGTTTAACTTTAAGTATAGTGCGAAAGACGGCAACGAATACCAGGCTGTTTTTAGTGCGCAACTTATGGAGCCTGTTGCTAATGCAAGCAGTAGAGAAAGCGTATTAAGTGTAAAAACAAATGCTGGCCGTGTATTTGCGGCACAAGACCGTATGGTAACTGCTGAAGATTACAGCATTTATCCACTTACAGTCAGCAATAATGTTCGTAAAATTAAAAGTGTAAACCGTACGCATAGTGGACACAGTCGTTTTATTGATATCAATGATCCAACAGCACAATATCAAAATGTTAATATGATTGCTGAAGATGGATACATTTATAGTGAGAGTGTTCTTAACCGTGTTAGTTGTAGTTTGCCTACAAATTTAACTGAAGAACAAATTTTTGATGTTTATATTAAAGAACTAATACAAAATCCAGAAACATTAAACTTCTTTTACCAGAACTACTCGCCAGTTAGTGTTGGTTTCTCCAGTACTACAGCAAGTTTTACCTGGAACCAAGTAAGTAAAAGTACAAATGAAAGCACTGGATACTTAACTCGCAATGGCGGAGTTGAGCGTGTGGGACCTGCTAATACAAACGCACTTAAAGACGTCAAAGTGGGCAGTATTATTGAATTTATTGAAAGCCCGTACAACAACGGTACTATTGGAACAGTTGGTAGTCAATTGTCAATTGCCAATGGCGGCAGTGGTTATACCAGTGTACCAACTATTACAATACTGGGAACAGGAACTGGCGCCACAGCAAGCGCAGTAATCAACAACAGTGGACAAATTACAAGTGTTACTGTTACCAACGGAGGTATCGGATATACCAATCCAGTTATTGTACAAATAAGTGGTGGCGGCGGTAGTGGTGCAAATATTTTAGCAACTGCAACAAGTGCAGGAAAAGAATGGGCCAGAGTTGTCAGTGTAAATGAAGATGGATTGGGTATTGATGATGTTACTGGTAATCCAACTGGACGAGACAGCAAGGGCAAAGGCGCTATTGTACTCAGTAAAGTTATTCCAAACAGCGCAAGAATTACTCGTATTTTTCAGCCGTATAATACTAAGTTTACAACAACAGAAAAAACAGCAGCAGTTGCTCAATTACGATTAAAGAACAGTTTTGGATTACGTTTTGATGCAAATGACAGTCAGTGGAAAGTTGTGTTAGGAAACGACTTGGCACCAGCAAGTACAAATGATCCAGTTAACTGGAGTACCACATATGCTGGAAATAGTACAAGCCAAAATTTAGATAACAGTTGGATTGTGCGTGTAAATTACACTGCTGACAAATGGGAAATGATTACAAGACGCTTCCGTATTGTATTTGGTAGTGACACGGCAGTAAGGTTTTATAACCAAAATAATAAGATTAAATTTAATCTGGAAACAAATAAACCGGAAAGAGATCAAATCAAACTGTTTAAGACAAATAGCAGAAGTGGTTCAAGTCCATACAGTTTAGGAAAAGACATAAACTTGTTTGCATACAAATACTATGCAGAACCAGACGGATACAGTGATGATCACAAGTTGATTGTAACTGTAAGTGATATTAATAATGATTTATATCCTGATAATCCACTGGCATACAAAGACTTGGTAGGTACAGATACAGTGAGCTTAACTACTGTTACAGAAGATGATTTTGAATACACGGTGGTTGATCCCGACGGAACTGGCGGAAATATTTCTGGCAGACGTGAATTAAGTTTCCAGTGGAAACGTGTTGCAGACAGTGAACAAAGAATTGATCCTGCGATCAGTAATATTATAGACACATTTGTACTGTCAGACACATATGATTTATTGTATAGAAATTGGCTTACACGAGATAGAAAAGAAGATACAGAGCCTAAAACACCAACCAGTGATGAACTTAGAGAACAATTTCAGAGTTTAGATAACAAGCGTAGTATTAGTGACAGTATAATCTATCGTAGTGCCAGATACAAAGTGTTATTTGGTGAGGCTGCTGAAAATGGACTACAGGCTAAATTCCGTGTAGTTAAAGTCAAAGGCACAACACTAACTGATACTGAAATTAAAAACCGTATTATTACTAGTATTGAAGAATTCTTTAATGTAGACAACTGGGACTTTGGTGAAACTTTTTACTTTACTGAATTAGCTGCATATGTACACAATGAAAACCTGGGTATTATCAGTAGTATTGTAATTGTACCAGTACAAGAAAACAGTGCATTTGGTAATTTATTCCAAGTGACACCAAACAGTGATGAACTATTCATCCCAGACGTAGATTTAACAAGTATTGACATTGTAAATAACTTTACAGGTGTTAATCTAAGAACAAGTATAACCTAAGGGACAAAAAAAGAATGTCAAATTATGAAGCTGATCCTAAAAAGTTAGAAAACTTTACACAAGCAGAAGAAGATAAAATTTTTGTAGGACGTAGAGATCTTGTTAAACAATTACCTGGTATCTTACAGACAGATACTAACAAAAGATTTTTACGTACTACTCTTGATCAACTTTTTAGTAGTGGAAGCACAGAAACTCTGGACACATATTGGGGTCGCATTACTGGTAAAGATTATATCAATGATCAGGATTTGTTTGCGCCAGAAACAAGATCTGGCAGATTAAATTATCAATTAGCACCTGGATTTAGTCTAAAAAACGGACTCGAAACCACAACTGCACTAAGTTATCTACACATAGGTAATTATTTTAGAAAATACGGTATGACAGAAAAAAACTACGACAAAGTTGGCAGTGAGCCGGGTTATACCTTTGACTTACCTATTAATATTGATATGTTTGTTAACTATAAAAATTATTACTGGTTAGTGGATGATATCCCAACATGTGTTATAACACCAACAGCTCAAAATCCTATTGAAATTGATAATATCACAATGCTGTCTAACTATACAACGCCTGTGCTGAATAATGGAAAAACACTGGAATTTGTAAATGGTATGCGTGTTATTTTTAGCGGTAGTAATGCCACTAGTACTAGTGGAAATTATGTAGTTGGTGCAACTTATTTTGTTGAAGGTGTTGGTACGGGAAATATTAAATTTGTATTAGCTGTAGACGAAAACAATGTTGTAAAATTTAAACACTTGCAACATTATACACCAAGATTGCCCAGTGATTGGGATGCAGATTCCTGGGATAGTGAACCGTGGGATTACAGTGAATTTAAATTACCTACAAAAGAATATGTAGTTATGGATCGTTCAAGTAATGATTTAAATCCCTGGTGTAGAGCAAATCAATGGTTTAGTATCTATGCATTACGTAATACAGTAGAATATAACGATTTAGATATTGAAGATTATTATAAGAGTCAATTTAGAGCGCAACGTCCTATCATTGAATTTGATCCTAATATGGAATTATACGATAGCGGTTGGAATTTTATTGATAATATTGATCATGTTATAACAGGTGCTGATCCAGCAATTGATATTATTGGACAATCACAATATCTTAATGCAAGATTAGGACTAGAAGATGGTGATCTAGTATTGTTTTTAAACAGTGGAAGTTATAGTAACAACATATACACTGTGAGTGGTGTCGCCACAAACAACTTACAATTAACATTGGCAACTGCCGCTAGCGGATTGTCAATGGGGGATAAAATTTTAATTGAGCATGGTCCTGATAATATAACAGGACGTGTTGGGTATCCTGGAATAGAACTATGGTGGACAGGAACTGAATGGCGTTATGGTCAACAAAAAATCTTCCGAGGCGATGCTCCACGTTTTAAACTTTATGATGATCAGGGTGTAGATTTAGCTGATTATACTGACACTGATTATGATGGTGACTTTGTCTTTAATTATGTATACAACACTGCTGGTGTTATTGATCCAGAACTTGGATTTGCCCCAAGATATGTTGAAAGTAATAACGGTAATGATTTAGATTTTGAAACACCAATTGTAGGTAAAAGATATAAAACTGATTTAGGTGAAGCAAGCGCCAGAGAAATAAATGGTTACTATTACTGGAAAGATAGAGTAAAACAAGAATTTGATAATGGCTGGGCATATATTAGGGAAACCCAGCGTGTTCCTGTTATAAAAACACATATAGCCATTGACAATGAATTAGTTGAAATTGATCTTAAATCAACTAATATAGAATATAGTACCAATTATGGATTATTACACGGCGACAATCGTTATGTGTTTAACAACATAACAGTGTACGATCGAGTACCACATGGTGAAAATAACAGTACATTAGTATTTAAATATGATACTGATTATACAATACAAACACATATTTTTGACAGTAATAATAATATTGAATTTGTAGATCCATTGGGAAATACTCATAGTGATATTGTAATAACTACATCTGGTAATACGATAACTTTACGTATTAATAATACATATCCATATACTACTGTTAGATATCAGAAAGTCACTGATTCCACAGTTAATGGTAGAATTTATCTAAGTAACGAAAATCAAAAACGTTTGGTTGTTATGAAAAATGGATCAATATTAGATGAAGGAAATGAGTTTACAGTTGTGGGCAGTAAAGTAGTAATTACAGATCCAGCAGTAGATTCAGATGTGTTTGAAGTTTCTTATATTAGTGATGATACGATTGCTGATGCAGTTTATGATGTTACACCTAATTACAAATATAATCCGCTAAATGAATCTTTTGATAATATTAGCTTTAGTAATTTGTTCAAACATTTTCAAGATAAAATGATTACAATGCCTGGTTTTGAGGGAGTTGTTTTTGGTGAAAATAATTTTCATAAAACTGCACGTGTAACTAATTATGGCGGAACAATTAGACAACAATTTTTAAGTCCAGCCAAAGCTAGTTACAATATTAGTAAAAATGCAACTAATCCTCATAAAATTTTAAAGCGTGTTGCAATTGATTATGAAAACTTTAAAAATTATTTTAAAAATAAAGTCACACAAGTTTGGAATGACAACAGCGGGTTAACAGTTAGAGAAGTTGTAAACATTGCATTAAATGAAATTAACATAGGAAAAAATAATACTTTTTCTTATGCTAAAAGTGATATGGCATATTATGAAAATTTCTCTAAGCAAACTATAAATGTAGCTACAAATGATACTGTATTTTCATTAAGTAATTCATTAAATTTATTTGATAATATTAAAAATCATGTTTATGTTTATGTAAAACAATTTAATGGTGCAAAATATACTTGGAAATTACTACAGAATACAGTAGACTATACTATAGATGTAAATCAATTAACACTTGTTAATCCATTAACTCGAAACAGTAATAATGATGTTGCAACAATAGAAGTATACTTTAAAGAAATAGGTGAAAATAGTTTCATTCCACCAAGTGCAGTCAAGTTAGGTTTCTGGAGACGTAGACAAGTAGAAATTGTAAATGGTGTATTGTTTGGTCATGATGGAAGCCAACACATTGCAAGTAATACTGAGTATTATGATACTGAGAGTAGTAGTTTTGATATTGTCACTGCATGTTTAATGGATCTAGAAACAAGAATAACATGTGGATTAGTTAATAGACATGATACTTTAATTGAAATTTCTTCAGCAATGGCAAGTCCTCATTATCCGACATCTCATACATGGAAAGATAACAGGTTTAAATTAGATGACTGGTACAATAGATGGGCTACTAGAAATCAAGTTACTGGATTCAATGATAATAATTATTATGATGTAAATGATAAGTTTACATGGAATTATAGTTCTGTATCACCGTTTATTGGTGGATGGCAAGGAATTTATAATTATTATTTTGGTACAGCTAGGCCACATACTCATCCATGGGAAATGTTAGGTCATGGTTTGAAACCATCATGGTGGGATGCAAACTATAGCTGGACTGATCCCACTAAACGAGCAAATTTAATTCACGCTCTTAAAATAGGCTGGACCGGTGGATTAAATGGCGCCATTGATCTAAATTACAGTAGACACAATTATGATTGGGATAATAATACATTAGTAACAACAGCTGGTGTACTTAATGATCCTATCACAGCTGGTATTGTTAGTACACCAAGTAATATTGACGCTAGTAACGATTTTGAATTTAACGACTGGGGACCTTATGAAAGTGCCTGGAGGAATTCAAGTCAATACAAATTTAGTGTTTTGGAATTATGCTTGAGACATAAACCTATTAGAGTACATGAATTATATTGGAGACTAGGATATCTAGAAAGACGAGATGCATTACAAAACAAATTTACGCAAATTGTTGACAGGGATACAAGAAGACGTGGCGATTTACAAAATGTAAATTTACACGACCAAATTGAAGAAAAAAATATAGTTTACAAAGTAGAAGTAACTTCTCCAGGTTCTGGGTATAACAATAGTACAAACGCAACAAGCGATGTAACTGCACAAGGAAGACCCAAGTATAAAACAGTTGTGTCAGGAGGCTCTGTTAATGCAATCAGTGTAGATGGATATAGTCCAGTTTATGGTGATAATTTAACGTTAACTATAAATGGAGCAATTGGAAGTGCTGGTGCTAATGCACAGGGCTTGACTAGAAATATTCCTCCAACATATCTTGGTTTACAGACAATCATTGTTGATAATGCTAGCTTTTTTAATATTACAGCAGAAGATATTAAAAATGATTTAAAATCCATTAAGTCAGAATTAATGTTACACGTAGGTGGATATACTGACAAAAATATACTTAACATTAGTCTAGATAGTAGTTATCAGAAAGGTCGTGTAAGTGTACCACAAAATGACTTTAGTATTGTGCTAACAAAAAGCGCACCATTCGTCAGTCAGTTTTACAGTGGTATAAAAGTTACACGTGGCGATAATGGATATACTGTAACAGGATTTAATCAAAACGACAGAACATTTAAGATAATTCCACCAAGCACCGGTGGTACGAGTGTTAGTGAAACAATTGGTAACAGTAGTGTGTTACGTTTCCGTAATTTTAAAAATACCACAGAACAATACACATATGGACACACATTTTTAAAACGCCAGGATTTATATAACTTTGCTATTGGACTTGCTGAATATTATGAAAGCCTTGGATTCCGTGTACGTCAAGGATGGAGAGCAGATGCTTTTGCATTGATTGAGTGGAGTTTAAAAGATGATGGAACTACATTCTTTGCCAATGGCATACCAAATAATGTGTTAAATTACGAACAAGGCACTGTTGGGTTTGTTGATAAAATTGGTTATAATTATGATGGATTTGCTAGTATAATTGATAGTAATATGAAGGCCATTAATCCTGATCAATTACTAGTAATGCGTAACGATACTGATACAACATTAGAAACAAAAGATACAAGTAAAAAGATTTATGGTATTGATATCAACTTAGTTGAATACGAGCATGTTATTACTCTTAATAATTTAACACAATTTAATGATGTAATTTTTGATCCACGTTTTGGTATATACCATACACGTGTTAAATTAGAAGGCGAACGTACACGTAACTGGAATGGTAGAATCGAAGCACCAGGTTATCTTGTACGTAATAATGGTATTGTTGGTAACTTGGAAACAAGTACCAGAGAAGTTGAGCGTGATAATATTAATACTGAAAGTAAAACTCTAAATAAAGCAACAAGAGAGACAGCAAGATTTAACACTGGTTATATCCAGCCTACATATTTGACTAATACATTTATTGAAGATAATGCAAGTTACAAGTTTGGTAAAGGACAGCGTAATTATAATGGAACGCACACTGCTATCAATGCATTTATGCGTAACAAAAATCTTTTTGGTACAAATGCTGATCATGGTGTATATGAAGAATGGATGATACGATTGGGCGACTATGGTGACACACAGCGTAGAAATCCAATTGAAGTTCAAATTGATTATGAAAAAATTAAAAGTAGTCCACAAGCAATACGGTTAAATCAGGATTACAAAACTGACAACTTGTTTGATCTAGTAATTGATATTCATCCTGGTAGCTCTAGTTTGGTTAGTGGTAAAATTGATAATGCGCCATTTGAACTTCTGCCGTATGAATACCAAAACAATACAAGTATAGAACAAGACAGACTGTTTAGTGAATTTTTACCAACAGCTGGCTTACCATTACCAGGAGATGCTAATTATAAAATTAAAAGCATTGATGATATTGAAGAAGTATATGATGTAACAGCCGATTATGCAACAATTAAAAATTGGAGCAGTAATGTTGCGTATCACAAAGGTGATCAGATTAGACATAAAGGTAAAGTATTAGAGCTTAACATTGACAGTACTGGTTTGCAGGTAGGTACAGATGATATTCTTGTACGTGGAAGTCAGTTGTATCCAATTGTTCCAAGTAACGATACTTTAATACTTGACGGAAATACAATTACTTTCAGCAAGACACAAACTATAACAACGTTTAATGCAATTCAAGTACCAAGTACGCAATCAACACCAACAGCGGCTAATAACAGTACTTTAATTGTAGATGGTACGACAATTACAATTAACAAAACAATTACAACTGTGCAGTACAATCCTATTGTAGTTACTGGCAGTGTGGGTAATCCAGTTGTTGTTGGTAACACTGGTGAAGGATTGTTATTTGATGGCATTTTTGTAGACTTGGCACAGACTGTAAGCACAAGCACAAATATCAGTGCATTGAGTGGATTGTTCCAGTCCATTGATCCGCATGTAGTTACCAATGCAAACAGTAACACATTGGCAACAAACAGAATTAACGCTATTGAAAATTTACGTGTAGCATATACCGCAGTAAATGGTGCCGCTGCTTGGATAACCTGGATTACAGATTATTTTACAGGTGTAAATTATCCAAGTGGTATAAACATCAGTTATTTGGAAACCGAATTTGCAAGTGCAAACCCAGCGTATAGTGTTCAAATACAAGCACTGTTACAAAATGATATAGATATAGTAAATGCATTTAGCAATCAAACATACAGTATCGCAGTAAGTCCTACAGCAAGTGCTGGTGGACTATCAGATATTAGTAGTACTATTACTGACATGAATACTGGAACATATATCCAGGACTTTGCAGACTATACAATTGCTGGAAACGCTGTGTTGACAAGTAGTACTATCGCTGTAATTAATACAACTGGTCCTAAAAACTGGAGTACTGCTGATTTAATCCAGGAAATCAATAATGAAATGGCTATTGCTGGTAACACAACAATTGTTGCCAGTCAGGATAGCACAACTGGTGCTATTGTAATTACCAAAACTGCAAGCCAGGGAGATGATACTCTTATTTTAGGTAGTGCAGGAAGTAACCTGGAAATTGGTTTTCCAACAAGCACAACATCATATACTGCTACAAGTTCAACAGTTGTTAGTGGTGCAACACTAAACTTAGTTGATATTGTTCAACAAATTAATGCAGCTAATATTAGCAATGTTACAGCGGTGGCAGTAGGTACAAGTTTTGAAATTCAAAGTACTAATCAGTCACTGACTATTGGACAAGGTACTGCAAACACCAGTACTGGTATTGGACAAGGTACATATAATGCAACTACAAATGTTAGTACTGGTCCAGTTGATCTACAGATATATGATATCATTGATCAAATTAATAATGCAAACATCACTGGTGTTACTGCTAGCAACGTTAACAATAACGTTATTATTACAAGTAGTAATAGTACACTAATTATTGGTGCAGGAACTGCAAACTCAGCCATTGGTATCAGTACAGGAACATTTAATGCAGAAGAACTAGTACAAAATACGTTCACCGCCAGTAACTGGACACAAGTTACTGATCCAGCAACTTCATTGAAAATTTGGTTACTGGATAATGAAGGCACACGTAGTTTAAGTACTTCACGCAAGGTTGGTTACAACTTGTATCAAGTATTTGATTTTGACCTTGAAATAAATGAATGCTGTGCAGGTAACCGTACCGGCGACGATGCACTTGTTAGTACAATTAATGAACATAATCTGCAGGAAGGCGATTATGTAATATTAATTAATACAACATGTACACCAAGTTTAGACGGTATACATCAAGTTAGTGGTGTAGAAAATCCCAATTACTTTTATGTAGATCAATTTATTGAAGAAAAAGGCTATGGCGGCAAGATGCTTGTGCTGAGACCTACAAGATTTAATGATAGTAATTCAATGAATAATACTAGATTTAACCCTGGTTATTACGATAGTTCAACTGGCAAAGGATGGCAGCCAGGTATGTTGGCATATGTTGACAACGATATTGTTGATGCAACTACTAACTCAAACATTGGTGCAGTATATGAATGTTATATTGAAGAAGACACCAGTTTATTAAAGTTTAGAGTTACTCGTAGACAAAATCAGAAAGTCAACAATAGATTAATTAAAAATGCTGTTGTTTATGATGGTGAGACAAACGAAAAAATTGCTCAACTTGAAGTTTATGATCCGGTCAAAGGCATTATTCCAGGCGTAGCTGACAAGGAAATTGATATTAAACAAAATACTGATGTTGCAATATACACCAATACCACTGACTCTAATTATGTAACTAATCAGGTTGCATTCTGGGGAGAAGAATATATTGGTACAACTTGGTGGGATTTAAGCAACGCTGTTTATTATGATTATGAACAAGGCGGATGGCTTGACAGACAGAACAACTGGGGTCAACTATATCCAACAAGTAGTATTGACATTTATGAATGGACCAAGAGTCCTGTAACTCCTGATCAGTATGAAAGTGCCGTGGAAGCAGTAACTATTATTGACGGTGTAACATTAAGTGGAGTACCGTATACAAGCACTGGTGCATTTGGCGAAACAAACTATTACTGGGTAGAAAATACTGAGTATAACAAAGATGCTGGTCAAGAAGTAACATACTATTATTTCTGGGTCAAGTTTAAAACAACTACACCAGGACCTGATCGCAGATTTAGCACCACTCAGCTAAGAAATTTAATCTTAGATCCAGCTGGGTTAGATGTTGATTGGGTTAGTGCATGTAACAACAATGCATTCCTGGCTACAAACTTGGATCAATATATGGCTAGCGGAAATAGTGTATTGCAAATTAACTTTGCAAATACAGATGTTGACCATCATAAAGAATTTATTTTACTTGCAGAAAATGATCCTGCTACTGTTATTCCAGAATGGTTACACATGGGATTGCGAGATAGTATTCGAGGTTATGACAATAATACTGTAACTGAAGAATTCTACACCTGGACTAATGCTGCATCATTTGTTCAAGGAGATATAGTAATTAGTCCTCTTGGCAATTATTATCGTGCAAATATCAACACCAATGGTGTTAATCCTGACGTTAATACAAACAATACCTGGAGTAGAATTTATGATACAATTTATCAGGGTGACGGAGACGTTCAGCCAGTAAACTTTATAACTTATAGTGCTCCTAGAATGGTACCCAATGTAGATTTACATCCATATAATCAACTTGGTCAACTTATAAGAGAACAGCAAAGTTGGATACGTGATAAAATTGAGGCAAGACGTGTTTTAATTAATAAACTTAATTCACAAATTATTGATATCAACTTAGTTGATGGTGTAAAATCTTGGAGCAATACATTACGCTCTACCAAAATTATAAGTGGATACACTTATACATTTAGTGATTATTGGGATTTTGCAAATTGGATTAAGCCTGGCTTTGTGTTAGGTTTAGACATGGATCGTGTTGTAGACTACAAAGGAGAACTTGCACTAAAACCAGGAACACAGGGCGAGCTTGCATTAGTACGCAACAGCCAGGATGGTGACGGAGTTAGTAGAGAGCAAATATTCCAGTATAACAACGGCACATGGGAATTGCAATATAAAGAAAAAGCAACCATCCAGTTTAACGATCTGTTATGGGATTATCAGAGTTTGGATTTTGGGTGGGATGCTCAGAATTGGGACTTCAATGCATGGGATCAAGACCCAGGTGCAATTATTGGCGACATATTGGATGCAGTACGTGCTGATGTATTTGTAGGTCAATATTTGCCACTATATTCAGATATGTGGTTTACAATGTTAAATTATATTAACAGTGAGCAAAATAATGTTGACTGGGCGTTTAAAACAACGTATATTAAAGCATATCTCAAGCACAACTTAGAGAAGCTAGACAAACTATTTGTACTGGAACGTGATCAAGATGTCATTGATTATATCAACACTGTTAAACCATTCCACACCAAGTTGCGTGATACACTAACACAACGTACAGCAGACGATAGTACAACCATTACTGCTGAAGAA